GATATAGAGGCAAATAGAGTTGAGAATTTACAAGCTCGTTTGCAATTAGCTGGAGATGTTTTAGGCTCATTATCTGCTCTTACAACCGCTTTTGCTAAGGATGACGAAGAAAGCCAAAAGAGAGCTTTTAAAATCAATAAAGCTATATCTATTGGACAAGCAATTATATCAACTGCTCAAGGTATAACTGCACAACTCGCAGTACCTCAAGACGCATTAACTGGAGCTAACTTTATTAAGGCTGGTATAGTTGCTGCTACTGGTGCAGCTCAGATAGCTACAATATCAAAAACACAATTTAAAGGTACTGCTGCTACCAAGCCTAATGCTCCAGCTCCGCCAGCTTTAGGAGGTGGGAATGTAGGAACTCAGCCCAGAGGATTTACAAGCCCAGTTGTAGATGTTGATATACCACCTACTAAAGTTATAGTGACCGAAACAGATATACGAAACGTATCCAGAAACGTAGACGGAGTTTATAGCAGAGCAACGGTAGTACAGTAAATTTCCTCTTTTTGGCATTATAGGTATATATAAGTAGATGGACTTACCTTTTATCGAATTTAAACTTACTGACGAAGTTGAGGGACTTCAAGCGATAGCTTTAGTAGATAGACCAGCAATAGGGCTAAACTACCAAGCATTTGCCCCACATAAATTTGAGGTAATAAACGAGGATAAGCGTATAGTGATGGGAGCTGCTATGATTCCAGACCTACCTATTTATAGAAGAGATGAGAGAGGCGAATATTATGCTATCTTTAAAAAAGAAACAATAAAAGCACTCGTACAAAAGCTATTCAAAGAGAATAAGCACAACGTATTTAATGAGGAGCATAACGCATTTAAAATATTAGACGGCGTTTATATATATCAATCCTTTATAACTGATGCAGAGTTAGGCATTTCAGCTCCCTCAGGTTTTGAGAACGTAGCTGACGGTACTTGGTTTATCGCAGCAAAAGTAGAGAATGACGAAGCTTGGGCAAAGGTTAAAGAGGAAGGTATATTAAAAGGCTTCAGCGTTGAGGGTGTTTTTGATTTAGAACCGTATAAATTTAAACAAATGAATAAATTAAACTTAGAGAGTGTTATAAGCACTTTAAAATCTGTGTTTGCAGATGCTGAGGTAGAGGAAACTACGGAGGGAAACTTCGCAGAAGCTACTTTAGTTGACGGAACTATTGTAAGATGGGAAGGCGAATTAGCTGATGGAACTGCTTTAGTAGTAGTTATGCCAGAAGGTGAAGTTGCTGCTCCAGATGGGATTCACGAATTATCAGATGGGACTTTAATCGAAACTGCTGGAGGGTTAGTAGTAAACATCGAAGCTGCTGGTGAGCAAAAGAAAGACGAAGAGGAAATGTACGACAATGAGTTTACTACTGAAATGGTAAACGAATTAATCGAGAAAGCTGTAGCTAAATATGCTGAGGCTTTTACTGCTTCCTTAGAGCTTGTAAAATCTGAGAATGAAACTTTGAAAGCTGAATTAGCTGAGGTTAAGAATGCAAAAGAGGAGTTAAAAAATGAGTTTTCTGCGACACTCAACAAAGTCGGAGAGGAATTAGAAGAGATCGTTAAGGCTGAGCCGTCAACGGCTTCTAAGCCACAAGAATTTAAAGCACTAACTAGAGCAGAAAGAGCTGCTAGAATGGGTGCAATTATAAGAGCAAATAAATAAATAAAATAATAATATGAGTTTTGATGTATCAACGTTGACCAATTATGTTAACGAACAATCGACAGACCTAATCTCAAGACTATACTTTGAGAAGACGTCAAGTGACTACTTCACACTTCAATCTGGAGTAAAGAAAACTGATGCTTTGCATCTATTAGCAGTTACTGCATTCCCACAAGACGGATCTGGATGTTCAGCTACTGCTTCTGGAGACGTAACCTTTACTGACAGAAACCTTACAGTAGGACAAATTACTTACTTCTCTGGTTTTTGTATGAAAGACCTTATCCCTAAGTATACTCAAATCTTGCTTAGAGCTGGAAACGGAGAGACTGAAGATATGGCTTTTGAAGCAGAGGTTGCTGAGTCTGTAATTAAAACAATTATGGAGCATAACGAGGTTGCTGACTGGCAAGGAGATACTACTTCAGCAAATGTTTACCTAAACAAGTACGATGGTCTTATTAAAATCATTGACGCTGCTACTACTGCCGTAGATGGTAATACTTCTTCTGCTACTGCAATCACTTCTGGTGCTTCTGGTAACGTAGATGGATTAATTACAGATATTTGTAATGCTCGTCCAGCTAAAGTAAAGTCAGCTGCTAATCAAGTATTATTTGTAGGTCAAGATACTTTTGACAAATACGTAGATACTTTAAACGCTAAAAACCTATACCACATTAATGCTACTGATTGGGCTAATTACGAGACTTCAATCGCTGGTAAAAATGTATCTTTAGTAGGTGTTGCTGGATTAGACGGAACAAACAGAATGTTCTTAGGAGTCAAAGATAATTTCTTTTTAGGATTCGATTTACAAAACGATGAGGAAGAGTTTGATTTCTGGTATGACAAGAAAGATGACAAAGTTTATTATAGAGTTAAATTTAAGAGAGGCTTACAAGTAGCATACCCAGATGAGATAGTTGAATTTACATTAGTCTAAACCTTTAAAATAAAAAAGAGATATGGCGTGTAATTTAACAACTGGGTTTTCGGTAGGATGTAATGATTCAATCGGTGGTGTAGCAGAATTCTGGATAGCAAATATGCCAACAGATTTCGCTGCAAATACTGACGGAAGTGGCGAGGTAACTGGTCTAGTTGGTAGTGGACTAGATTACCACAAATTTGAGTGTACTTCTGCTCAAGGTGCTTCTTCTGTAATGAATGATAATCCGACTGTAAACGATGCTAACGGAACAAGCTTTTTTGATCAGACTGCAACTTACGTTCTCAACAAAATGGAGAAAGCTAAGCGTAACGAGATCAAGATGATAGCAAGAGCCAAGATGTCAATAATTATCAAGGATAATAACGGAACATACTGGCTAATGGGAGAGACTAACGGAGTACGTTTGGTCTCTGGCGACAACGGAACTGGTACTGCTTTAGGAGATAGAAACGGATACAGCCTTTCTTTCCAAGCACAAGAGCCAGAGCCTATGCCAATAGTAACTGCTACTATTCCAGAATTATAAGAGATCTAACTCTAAATAGAATACAAGCCCACTTCTTAACTGGGGTGGGCTTTTTTAAATATTACAATGGACATAATAGAACAAGACGCTACAAATTACATATACTGCAACATCTCAAATGAGGTTGAAAATACTTACTACACTATGACCATTGAAAGTGCTGAGTACGAAGTTAATGTAACTCTAGCTGCCCCAGAGGGGGTAAACGATAGGTACGTTGCTTTTGAGCTAATAGAGGGGACGCAAGACCTCCCTAATGCGACAATAGAGCTACCTAACAAAGGAGATTATCCTTATAAAATAATAAATGCCACTACATTAGGAGGAACAGAGGGGATAGAAATCCACAGAGGTATATTAAGATTGAAACAACCAAAAGAAATTGTATATTCGTTTACTGACGAACAAAATACTTACATATATGAATAAGTTTCCAGTTATTACGGAATTTGCTTCACAAGAAGTGCCTAAATTCTTAGAGAAAAAGAACAAAAATATAGTCTGGTTTGGTGCAGATAATATGTACCCTTACGAGTTAATAGACTTGTACAACGATAGTAGCACCCATAATGCTATTATTAATGGTAAGGTAGGCTATACAGTAGGCAACGGATTAGAGGGAGAGGATCTAGAGACTAAAAAATGGCTGAGTCAAGCTAATATAGATCAAGATTGGACATCTTTAATGAAGAGTTTGTCATTAGATTATGAGATATTTAACGGCTATGCGATAGAAGTAATCAAAACTAAGGTAGGAAACCAGTATCATCATATAGATTTTGCCAATATTAGAGTAGGATTAGACGGCAGTATACAATATGCAGACGATTGGATTACTGATAAGGGGTTAAAAAACTCTAAACCAGATATTCAGTATCTAGAAAGATACAACCCTAGAAATCCAGAGCAAAAAAGAGGTGTTATTTATCACGTTGATTATAGACCTAACTTTAAATATTACCCTTTGCCAGTATATGTAGGGTCTTTGGCAGAGATTAAGACGGATGTTCAGATAGGAGATTACTGGCTAAACGAAGTAGAACACGGATTTGTAGGAGGAACACTAATTCAGCACAATAATGGTGTACCAGAAACTAAGGAAGAGTCAGAAACATTTGAAAAAGCATTCCAAGAAAAGTTTGGCAAGGCTACTGGCACTAAAATAGTCCACTTATTTAGCCCATCTAAGGATAATGCAAGTGAAATTACAAGCTTAAATGGTAACGATTTACACGAAAGATATGTAGAAATGTCTAAAAGAGTAAAGGAATCTATTTTTATTGGGCATAGAGTTACTAATCCGATCTTATTCGGTGTAAAAGAAGAGGGGCAATTAGGTGCTCGTAACGAGCTTGATCTAGCATATGAGATATTCACTAATACTTACATTGCAGAACGTCAAAATACGCTCCTTAGAACGATTAAAAAATTAGCATTTTACGAGATACAAAAAACAGATATCGAGATTATACCTCTGAAACCGATAGATGCTATTGATTTAACTAGCGATATAATACTTGCAAACCTAGATAGAAACGAAATTAGGGATCTAATTACTGACCAAACGGGACTTGAACTAGAAGAGGCTATTGATGAGCCAGTAGAGATGTCAGAGGATTGTGGTTGTGGCGAATTTAAAGAGCCTTGCTGGAACGGATACGAGATGATAGGGATGAAACTAAAGAATGGTGTACTTGTGCCGAACTGCGTACCAGAAAAGATGTCGCAAAACCTTGCTAAAATCGTACAAGATAATAAACCACTATTTGATACAATAGAAGAGGCTGAGAATATAGCTACACAAATAGGTTGTGAGGGTTATCACGAACACAATATAGACGGAAAGACTTGGTATATGCCTTGCTCTACTCACTCAGAGATAAATGACAAGAATTTAGAGGAGTTTAACGCTATAACAAAATTTGATACTTATAATGACTATCCAAAAGCAGCTAGTAAGAATGCACAAACGGCATTAAATTGGGCAGAGAAAAACGGATGGGGAGGTTGTGGCACGGCAGTAGGTAAAAAGAGAGCTAATCAACTTGCAAAAGGGGATAATATAAGCAGAGAAACAATAGCTCGTATGGCAGCCTTTGA